TACACAGGCACAATTTCAGTTTATGGATATGGAGTTTAATATGAAAAGAATGGAAATCGATTGCATAACTGGAGAAGTATTAGAAATTGATTTAACTGCTGATGAAATCAAGGCTTATGAGCAAAGAATAGCCAATGATGCTAAAGCGGTTGCAGATGCAGAGGCTAAGGTAATTGCTGATGCTGAAGCAAAATCCGCACTATTAGCCAAATTAGGCATAACTGCCGATGAAGCAAAGTTACTGCTTTCATAGTGGAACACTTGACTAAGATGATTTATGTCTAGTTTTCCACAAGGCACATTGCCTCGTTTGATTCAGGTTGCGCTTGCCGAGGTCGGCACAGCTGAAACTGGAAACAACAAGAAAAACAAGCAATGGCATGACACGCCAAAGATTGGTGATTTTGTTTTTTTTGATTTTATCATTGATGACAAAACTACAATTAATCATGTGGGCTTAGTAATCCGGGCATCAGAGAAACAGATTGTGACCATTGAAGGCAACACCAGCGGCGGTGGAGATCAACGCAATGGTGGTGAAGTCATGGTCAAATCCAGAGCTTTGGGAGCACGCTCATTTGTAGTCGGTTACGGCCGGCCACAATATGAGCCATTTTCCGGTGATTTACCGGATAGACCAAAAGGAGGAAAATAAATGGATCAAGCAAAATCAATGCTGGCATCATGGGCGCGCAGCTCAATTGCTGGTGCATTGGCAGTATGGATGAGCGGCAATCAAAATCCAAAAGATTTGGCATTGGGATTGGTGGCTGGCCTTGTGCCGGTATTAGCTCGATGGGCTAATCCTAACGATAAGGCATTTGGTAACAAGAAATGAGTGTGGGCGAATGGACGGCGGTTGGTGGCCTTGTTATTGCGGTGCTAACTGCCGTGTATTCGTCAATGCGATTCATGGTGAAATCAATCATGCGCGAGCTTTCACCGAATGGGGGCAATTCACTCAAGGATCAAGTGAGCAGGATAGAAGCAAGGCTGGATCAATTGATGCTCGAGATAGCAATTAAGAAGTAGCGACACGCCGTAATTTGAGCGCGATTGTTGAAAATGTCAGATAAGCCTGTCACTCTCTATTTCGGGAGCTGAGACACGGCTCCCAGAAACGGGAGCAAAAAAATGACAACAAGTGAAATTGGGCTATTTGTGCTCATGGCAATTGCCTGCATTTTGTGGGCCATTTGCAGTTATGCAGTCGGGTACAAAGAAGGCCACAAACAAGGTTATCAACGCGGCAAGGCCGTTGGCCGTCACATCTCAGCTCAGGCGGTCAAATAATGGCGTTCATGGACTCATACGAAGGCAACAAACAGCGCACGGATCGTTGGATTGCCACATATCCGCAAGGTAGGCTGGAAACGCTTATTGTTGAATTTAATGCTGAAAAAGGATATGTTCTGGTACAAGCTAAGGCATACAGGAATCAGCTAGAAACAGAGCCGGCTGGTGTGGATTATGCACACGGCTATTTGGCAGCTTATCCGGAAAAAATGCGGCGGTGGATGATTGAAGATACCTGCACATCAGCTTTGATGCGTGTGATGGCTTTGGTGTTGGGAGGCACGGAAAAAGCTACACAAGAAGTCATGGCACAGGTCAATGACAAGGCACCAAAGGCAATGGATTATGACTATTGGAGCACCAAATTTGGCGATGTCCCAAGCTATCAAACGCGAGAAGAAGCCGAACAAGCTGAGCCAATTGCATGGGAGATACCAGAGCCAAAAGCTATTGTGCCGGATAGCGCACCGAGCTGCTCACACGGATCAATGCGATGGAATCAAAGCAAACCGGATGCACCCAAATCATGGGCCGGATACTTTTGCAGCGAAAAAATCAAAGAAAAACAATGCAAACCTCAATGGTATGTATTGACCAGCGATGGCACATTTAAGCCGCAGGTGTGATGATGAAAAAATATCAATTAATTAAACTGTTGATTGCAATTGAAGTTATTTTGCTGGCCGTCATGATGTGGTGGGTGTTTAAATGAGCGATTATATGGAAATCATCAACCCACAGACACGCACAGCTAAGCTGATGTATCAAGGCAAAATCGTTGAAGAATACAAAATTGAGCAATGCGATAAATGCTCAAAGCTGATGAAATTTGACAAATTTGGTTATCAAAAAGGCTATGGCGGCGAAAATGTCATTTGGTTTTGTGGAGGCTGCCGATGATAAATCGTGTTGAAGAAGTACAATGCATGATTGCAGCAATTCAACATTGCCACGACCGCAATGCAGACCATCCAACGCGCTTTCAAAAAAACCTTTCATGGTTTGAATATGTAGCGCAAATGGCTGAATCAATGGCAGCTGAATTGGTGGTTGCAAAGCGGTTGGGATATGAGTATCAACCTGGCATCACATGGGATAAATCAAAGGCTGATGTAGGCGAACACATTGAAGTTAAATGGTCAGCCAATCCAACATCCAATTTGTGGATTCAGGAAAGTGACCGCCATGATCGTGATATTGCCGTGCTAGTTACGGGCCATTCACCTAAGCTGCACATCATCGGCTGGATGCCAGTTGCAGTAGCTAAGAAGCCGCGATATAAAAACACCAGTCAAAACAATTGGACGATTCCACAGACTAACCTGCAACCCATTGAGACACTAGCGAGGAGCAATTATGCACATCCTGTCATTTGATTGCGCTATTTGCAAGAAGCTTTACGGAAAACCTAAGCAACGCTTTGGATTAAAGAAAGGTGCCGAATTAACAGAGCATGAGTGGTTTGCTCAATGCATGGGATGCGGCACATTTGGCATTAAGATTGTGGATGATGCTCGAATCGCAGAGCTGAGTCAATGATAAAGTTATCCACAGGTGTTATCCACAGGTGTGCGAAACCTGTTGGAATCGCTCAAGATTACGCTCGCTACTTGACATGGTTGCTACCATCAACACTCGTTGGCGAGCCGGTTCGCCGGATAGCTCGCAGACGATGTTTGGTGGTTTTGGGCGTGCTGTGTGTAATGGGGATTACACCGGCACACTCAACAAAAGAAGTTAAACAAACAACATCAATTGATGCATTAAAACTTTATGCACATTCAAGGATTGTTAATTACAAAGAGTTTCAATGCTTTAACACATTGATTACAAAAGAGAGCAATTGGCGTGTAGAAGCTATCAATCCCAATGGCAATCACTTTGGCTTAGGTCAGATGCGCAATACTAAGTATCGCAACCTAGATGGTTATCGTATGATTGACTGGAGCTTGCGATATATCAATCACAGGTATCAAGGTAAGATTTGCAATGGTGCATTAGCTCATTGGCAAAAGCATGGGTGGCATTGATGTCTTATCACTCTCAAAGAGAATCCAACAGCTCTAAATGGAAACAGATTCGCAAACGCATCATTGCCAGAGATCAAGGCATTTGTGCTTACTGTGGGGTTGAAGGTGCCACGACTGTGGATCATGTGCTGCCGGTAGCCCGGGGCGGTGACGATAGTGAGTCCAATTTGGTCTGTGCGTGCGTAAGATGCAACACATCGAAAGGAAAGAAGATGCCATTCGATTTTTTTGAGCCGGTTTCCACAACCAAGCTTACCCGGGGCTTCTTTGTACCCGAAAACGACAGCCAAAGCCATGATTAGTGATGATCAGGTCATAATTGACCCACAACCGGCTGAAATCGTCTCAGATGGGCTGCAATCGGTTTTTGAATCTGTCATAGAGCCACGGATTCACTCACCGCTCAATGATTTGCCATCACGCGGCTTTGAACTCATTGATTTTGCCGAACGAATCATCCCAGGCGGCTTTATGCCGTGGCAAAAATGGCTGGCTGAGCACTCGCTCAAGGTAAAGCCGGATGGCCGTTACTACCATCCAATATCGGTGGCTACGGTCGCAAGGCAAAATGGCAAAAGTACCTACATGATGGCTCGAATCTTGATGGGCTTGTTTCATTGGCGCGAAAGCTTGCAAGTCTCCACAGCTCACCGGCTGGTGACATCGCTGGAGCAATTTCGGGCAATTGTGCAAATTATTGAAAGCAATGACGATTTGGCTAAACGAGTCAAACGCATCCGATGGCAACATGGAGCCGAAGAAATCGAAACGCTGGAAGGATCGCGGTTTATTATCAAAGCTGGTGGGTCAGCTGCTCGCGGCTTGAGCAAACCGGAAAGCATTCACATGGATGAAATACGAGAGCTGCACGATATGGAGACATTTGCCGCAATGCGATATACATTGATGGCTGCCAAAAATCCACAGGTCAATTGCTTTAGCACGGCCGGTGATTCACATTCAATCGTTTTGAATCAATTGCGCGAGCGCGGATTGGCAGCTGCCGCCGGGGCATCGGACAATGTGGGATATTTTGAGTGGTCAGCTCCTACCGATGAAATTTCATTGGAAAATGCAGCTTTTGCCAATCCCGGCCTTAACATCACAATCCATCCCGACAATATCCGATCCGTTTTCAATGATCCTGCCGATGTTGTGCAAACTGAGGTTTTGAATCGTTGGGTGCAAACTATCTCCAGCGTTATTGGAGCCAAAGAATGGCAAGCTTGCGGTGATGAAACAATTGATCTTGATATTGACAAACTCACATGGATGGCAATTGATATTTCACCGGACAGAAAAAATGCAGCACTTGTGGGAGCTCAAAAGCTTGGATCAGAAACTTTTGTGATAAAGCTGCTCCATACATGGGAAAACACCATCCAGCTAGATGATCGGGCAATTGCAAATGATGCAGCGGCTTATTGCCGAAAGTATCCCATTGAGTATTTGCTTTATAGCCGGCGAACAACCGGCGCAATTGCGGCGCGTATGGTTCCAGCAGGTATCCCAATCCATGACATGGATTCGGCTTATCCGCAAGCTTGTGATGAGCTTTTGGGCGCAATTAACAGCGGTAGGCTCAAACACCGAAATCAATCAACGCTGACCGATCAAATGCTTTCGGCGGTGCGATTGCGTAAAGGCGATGGCGGTTGGGTTATTGGAAGGCGTGCCAGCGGCACGGCCGTGGCCGCAGCCGTGGCCGCTGCATTATGCACGCATTTTGCGACACGCCCAGAAACGGAAATAGACATTTTAGTGGGTTGATGCTTGACATTTTGAGAAAATGGGTGCATGGGATTATTTGACCGCAAACGCACCATTGAAACAGTCGC